CGCGTCCTGATCGCCCTGCGCGATCTGCGATACGCCGCTCTCGATGTCGGTGAAGCGCATCGCGAGCTCGATGATCGCCTGCAGATCGCCCTGGCGGTTGGGGATGTCGAAGAGGTCGAAGGCCCGCTGGCCGACCGGCAGGGATCCCTCGGCGATCCAGACCTTCCGGGGCTTGAGCGCCCAGTCGTTGTCTTCCGGGGTGATGAGGCCCTTGTTCACCACGATCTGCGGCCCCGACGACAGCGGGGCGTTTTCGAGCATCAGACGCCAGCCGGCGTTGATCGCCCTCTGCGGATGCCGGAGCAGGTAGGGGATGCCGTAGCCGAAGGGGCTCGTCTCGTCCTTTTCGAGGCAGAACACCGAGTAGACGGTCTCGCCCGAGTCCATCGGGTAGGGACCGAAGTAGAGCAGCTCCCCCTCGCAGAACCACAGGCAGACGTTGATCTCTTCGAGCGGATCCGCGTCCTCGACGTCGCCGAGCATGTCGGCGTCGCCGAGGGCGAGGGCGGCGTCGCGCAGCTCCTCGGCCGAGATTGGCCCGGAATACTCCCATACCTGCCACGACTCGGCATCGACGCCGCGCTGGTCGCCGCTGATCTCGCGGAGCTCGTTGAGGTAGGTCGGGAGCGTGCGGAACGGCGTGCCCTTCAGGAGGCGCCGGATGGCCTCCTGATCGAAGTTGGGGCGCCGCGACAGTGCCCGCAGCGCCTTCTTGTTCATCAGGTGGCGGACGAGGTCGCCCTCGCCGTCGGCGACGTTCGGCCCCGAGTCCATGTCGGGGAAGTAGCTCCACGGGTCCACGCCCATGAACGCCGGCTGGTCGTCGGGGGCGTGCTTAACCGCCCACTCGCCCGGGGACTCCTTCCCGGTGGCGATGTCGATCGCGCCCTTCTCGCGGCCCCAGCGGGCGTTTAGCTTCGCCCCGGTGACGGGCCCCTTCATGATGCCGGAGCCGATCTTGCAGGCCCAATCAATCACGTCGCGGCACTGCGGCTGGTAGCGGCACGCCTTGAGCTTGTCCTCGATCTCGGCCTGCATGAGGTCCGACTGGCGCTTGGCGACGTCGAGCACGGCCTGGGTCTCGCCGGCGAGAGCCTGCAGCCGCTCGGCCTCCATCTTGAGCGCGACGAGGCGCGGGGCGGCGTTCACGTCCTGCTGGGGCGTTCCCCTGCCGCTGTCGGCCTCGGCCTGGCGCAGGGCGATGCCGGCCTCGGATGCCGCTTTCTGGCGCTTCTCGTGGTCGAGGTCGAGCTCCGGCACCGGCGACGGGCTGATCCCCCAATTCCGATCGTCGGTCGGGAACATCATATCGTAGAGCCGGGCGGCATAGGCGCGGGTCTTCGGCCCGGTGACGTTGACGAAGAGGGCGCTGTGCTCGCCCTGCTTGATCTTCGTCGCCGTCGAGTTGTCATAGCGCCCGTGGTACTGAAGCAGATCCTCTATCCACCGCTCTTCGATCGGCTGGCGCTGCGTGACGCGGCGATCGGCGAGCCGCTGCAGCCGGTCGATGAAGCGGCGGACCGCGTCCTTGAGCTCCTCGGGCGGCTCGCGCGGGCCGGCGTCATCCTCCGCCAACACCTCGCCGTCGAGCACCTCGACCTCGGCCTCGTCCCGCTTCTTCGGCCGCGCCATCAGACGCCTGCCACGCTATCGGCCACGACGTAGCCGCCGCGGTCTGGACGCCGGAACTCCTGCACGCGCATCTTCGGCACGCCGGAAACGGTCAAGTAACGCTCGGTGTCCATTACGTGATCGTCCACCTTCATCACTTCGGCGACAAGCGCACCGTGTTTGTTGTATTGCATGTGTCGGCGATACTGTCTGTGCTCGCGCCAATAGTTCTGCAAGTTCGTCGCCACCTTTGTCCGGCCCGTGCACTTGCGTTCCCAGACCATTTCGAGGCCGCTCTCCACCGAGTTGTCGGCCGTGGTCAGGTTGAGCCCGTGGCCGCGGTAGGTTTCGAGGAGCTGCTCGCCGTCGGCCTGGCTGCGGCCGCGCGACGCCGGGTCGATAACGCCGGGGATCCACGCGCCGCGCGCCTTGATCGCCGCGGCGTGAACCAGCGGGAGCTGCTTCTGGCCGAAGTACTCGCTGTAGATGTAGAGGGTGTCGGTCGAGCGATCGAGCGCGCCCCAGAGGGCGGCCGTCACGTTCCATCCAACGTCCATGGCGAAGACCCGCGGCCAGAATGCCGGGATCTGGAACGGCGTGTAGCTGATCTCGTCGGGCGAGATCGGGTAGATCATGCCGGCGCCCATCGACGGATCGCCCTTCGAGCGCGCGTCCCGAAGGTGCGGCTCGACGTCGGCGAGCATCGCCTTTTTCTGCTCCGCGGACAGATGGGCGGCATCGTCCCAGCCGGCCTGGGTCAGATACCGGGTCTTGCTGACGGCTGGCATCAGACGCCCACGTAGTCGCCGGCGTCGCCGATGAAGCGGTCGACGTCACCCTTGATCGACTCGTCCAGAAGCGCGCTCGCCGTCGTCGCGGCAATTGCCGTGCCGTGCTGCGAGATCACGATGACCTCGCCCGTCGGGGCCATGAGGATGTCGCAGTCCTGCAGCATCCCCGCGGTGGCGGTCAGGTCGGTCCATGACGTTCCGCCGTTGACCGAGCGGAAAACCGACGACGTCCCGCCGAATGCCATGGCGACATGCAGGACGTTCGCGTCGTTCGGATCCTCGGTAACGGTCTTGCAGGCCGGTCGGGCCGGGCTGCCCGAGCCGACAAAAGGCGTCTCGCTCGGGTAGAGCAAGTCCATGACCGTGAGGTAGTCGAAAAGCAGCGTGGCGACGCCGCTCGTGCCGCTCCCGTTGGTGTCGATCCTGTGCATTTGCCCGGCGTCGTTGACCCGGTAACACCGCTTGTTGTCGTGCGACGAGGCGAAGATCGCCTGCTGGCTGCGCTGCAGGTTCGACCATGCGCCCGGCGGGGAAAAGGCGAGGGTCCACGTCGCCCCCTCGTCCGAAGAGCGACGGATCGACGACCCGTCCAGGCCCCAGATCACATTGCCGTCGCTGTAGCCATAGAACTCATAGGTGAGGCCCCGGAGCTTCGAGATCACGCCCGACGAATTCATCGAGAAGATAGCCTTGCCGCCGCCACCGCGCACCGCAGTCGTCGGGTTTCGCTGGCTGAACAGCGCGGCGCTGACTGTGCTCGACGCGCCGGTCATCAGGTCGCCGAGGGCATAGGGATTGTAGTACCAATTGTACCGCGACGGGTCGGTCCCGGCCGCGATGGTCCCGCTCGGCAAGGTGAAGGTGATCCCGCCGATGTCCTGCGCGCCGGTGCTGCCGTTGGTAGTGCCGAGCACCGCCCCCAGCTGCCCCGGGTTCGGGGTCGGCGCGTAGAGCGTGAACGTCCTCGGCGTGGCCGTGCATCGCAGCTGGTAAGTGCCGCCCAACGAGCCCTTGGGCATCACGAGGCTGGTGAGCGCGCTGATCGACGCCGCCGACCCTTTGATCGCGGTGAGGTCTTGAATTTCAGGCCCGAAAACGACCGGAATCTTCGGCCCACCGGACTTCCCCTCGCCGATCGAGGTCACGAGGCGCTTGTGCCCGTTATTCTCGAGGAGGAGCGGGGCGCCGCCCTGATAGTCCGTGTACTTGCCGGCGGAGCCCTCGATCGCGTTGTAGATGACGCCGCGCAAGGTATCAGTGAAAGTCACGGAATGCGTGTAGTTCGGGCCGTGATCGGAAGCAAAGGTGACGCGGTCCGTCGCGGCGAAAGCACAGTCCTTGTAGGTCGCTCCGAACGAAACCGAGTTGATGCGCGAGTAGTCGAAGCCCCTCGAGGACCACACCGCATCGTAGTTCCCCGCCGCGTTCTTCTCGGCAAGAATCAACCTGCCCATATGCTGCGCGCGCATGACGAGGCACTCGTCGGGGTCGGTCTCGTGCGGGATGAAGAAGACAGCATTGCCGCCCAGGTTCTCGCCGCTAAGGTCGGGAAAGGGAATACTGTTGATGACGTTATTGCTGCCACCGTGCGTCCATGTGACGCCGTCGTCGTCCGACCAGCGGGCCGCGACCGACGTGGTATGGCTGCAAACCCAGATGCGGCGCTTGCCGTTGGGCAACGCGGCCTTGGCGACCGCGAAGCAGTCGTAGTTCCCGGCGAGGATTTGCGTGAACGCGACCCCGTTGGTCGACTTGTAGAGGCCGGTGCCCTTCGCAACGGCGTAGACATGGCCCTCCGGGGTGCATTCGACGTGGTAGATGGTCTTCACCGGCAGGCCGGTGACGGCTGACCAGGCGCTCGCGCCGGATGCGCGCCGCTTTACCCCGCCTTCGCCCCATACGTAGACATCATGGCCGGCGCCGTTGACGCGGGTTTCGATGCCGTAGACCTCATTGAGCCACCCGGCCGTCTGCTGACCGAAGACCGGCGACCACGTCGCGCCGCCGTTCGTGCTCTGATAGACCTGGGTGTTGACGAGCGCGTCGGGAGTCCAGGTGGCCCGGGGGTGGACGCAATACCACGTGCGCGCCGTGGCCGAGGCGCCGCCAGGCGCTTGGGCGAGGCAGTGAAACAGCGTGCGCCGCGATCCGCGGTTCGAACCGGGGCTGTCGGGCAGGGAAAGCACCAGCGCCGCGGTCGCGCCGCCATCGGTCGAGAGGTAGATGCCGTTCAAGGCGTTCCAGGCGGCATTGGTCTGGTTCGGGCCGGTGCTGCCGTAGAACAGGATCCGATCACCATTGGTGCGGTCGATCCCGGCGCCCATGCTCGACATGTTGGCGAACATCCGGCGCATACGCGGGGACGTCCACCACTCGCCGAAATTGTCGGTCATCGTCGGGCGGGTCACGTCCCT